GTAGCCGTCTGTGCTAAAAAAACCCCTTCATTCTTAGCACCCTTGCGTAGGTTGCATGACTTGCAGAGCACCCGTAAATTGTCAAGGCTATGATCGCCCCCAGACTTACGACTGATCACATGATCGATATGCATTTCACCTTCATCAGTGCCACATATCTGGCAGATCCTGCCATCACGCATAAACACACGTTCACGCTGTAATCTATAGCGCCTTGAGTTTAGTTTATCTAGTGCCATCCCTTAGCCTTCCAATGATCTAACGCTGCACAGAAGTCTGGTTCATCATACTCTGTTACTCCATATCTATGAGCCACATACCTACTAGACCAGTCATATTGCTGCTCTTCATTAGCAGTGGCTAACCATTGTGATCTACCTTGAAGGAATCCATGATGACTACCATTAACAGCTTTGAAGTTCCAGTTACTCTCTTTAGTAGCAAGAGTATCTAAGCATTTGTAAGTGTTACTTGTTAGATGGCTTTGAATATATTCTTTTATATTAAAGTCTTTTACTTCGACTGCTTCAGCAGTCTCAGTTATATGTGATTCATTTATGAATAGAACTCCCCCGATAGCTAACATCGCGGTCGCGAGCAACCGCGCACACGCGCTCGCTAGCGATTTATAGCGTACCGCACCTGTCAAATCCATTAATGATTTAAGCATAATCTTGGGCGTGTCTAATCCTGATTGCAATCATGACGTTCAGTTATATCAAATTGGCACATCTGACATCCCATTGATTCATAACAATAAGCACACATATATTGAAATTGAATTTCATCACAGCAGCTAAACCATGCTGTTGAATCAGACTTTAATTTGTAATCAAATGACATTACTTATCCTTTCCCCAGCCAGTGCCTTTGAAGATCGCAGGCGTTGGCGCAAATACCCTAATCATCGGCGTTGAGCAATGAAGCACTGGATTACCGACAGCACTCATTGAGTGTTCTAGCTCTTGCGTTTGCCCGCAAACTATGCATTCATAGTCATATACTGGCATTGTGTTCCTCGCATTTTGTACAATATGTGTAACTACTGATTAGCCAAGTGCCACAACCTTTACAACGACTAGGCTCTTGAAACCATTCTGCGTAATCGACTTTATTGAGTAGCTGGACCAGATCAGAGAATCTGAGCATTGCCCCGTATTCCGCCGCATCTTCCCCTTGCCCATTGAATCTCATGACCACAACACTCAGCTTCCCATCTGAGCGTTTGCGGGTCTGATCCAGCCACTCCTTCGGCTGAAAGGCAGATCGTGCTTTCACTTCGATGTCGAACGGAACACCTGTGATATCACTGCCTTGTCTGCCTGCCCCAGCACTGTCTGCATATGGAAACCACTTTTTTAGGTACTCAGCGACGCACTTCTGAGTGCGATAACCACGATGCTTACGATGCTGGGAAGCCATTGGTTACAACCAGATCGGTGGGCATTGTTCTGCCCGATTCTTAGATGGACATGTATAACCCTCATAAGGCTTGCCAGTCTTTGCTGACACGCCTGTCTTATGAATCATGAAGTCATGCTGGCACTTTGGTGCTTTCGGTACTTCCTTGGCATTCATCTCTTCTGTCAATAAGTTAATTGCTGACGTTAGAGATAGCGCAGCTTCTATTGGTATCACATTCATATCATCTTTAGGATCAGCAATAGTCCAGGCATCTGTTACTGGCTCTGGGTACTTCTGCTTAAGTATTACGGGCTTTGCGGATACTTTAACCATTTCTTCTCTGGAAGGCCGTCTGCCTTTAGTAGCAAAACCTGCATTCGCAAGTGCTCTGCCAATCGCGCTAGTCTCGCAGTTTTCAAGTGCACTAGTGGCATTAACGCCGCGATCAGAATCCTTCTCCTCAGCAAACCCAGTCGAGTATGCGACTTGGTCGAGATAAGTGCGGTAGAGATAGGCTTTAACAACATATCTATGAGCTTCACAAACTTCCAATTCAGTTGATACCCGTCCATCGGGAAACTCCTTCCAAAACTTTTCTAGTCGGCTCTCGACTGTCTCATAATCAGCTAGGTTAAACGCCATGATCGATCTCCTCTTGCTTCACTAAGAACTCGGCTTGCTCGGTAAGTGGCCAGTGAGATCCATCTGGCCATATTGACACCCATACAGCACAAGGCTGACAGTAATGTCGGTTGATTCCTTTAGACTTAGCATGCTGACTTACCACAGTCCATACAGCTAATGTTTTACCTTTGCCATTTGGATGTTCTTGACCCCAACGCATCTTGCAGTAATCACACCACTGTCCTGGTTTTGCCTTAGTAACTGTCAAGGTCATTCCAATCAGTTGATGTAATAGCGCCAGCGATTGCAGAGTAGCTACAGATGTCTTTGTAACTGTCTGGGTGGTTTGCCGTAGTTTTAATTCTCGAGATTTTGGTGAGGATGAGACAGATTGCGACTTCGTGAGGCTCGATGTTTTTGTCAAGATACACACTCCAGAGTCTTGCGATTTGAATGTGATTGAGAGTTGAGTCGCCGTACTCACTACCTCGTTCGACGAGGAGTTGCTTGGCTTCATCGAGGATTTCACTGGCCTTCACTCTGACCAAAATGTGTGTCGGGCAACTGAGCGACCCAGTGCGTATCCTTCATCTTTGCCTTGCTTGTAACCATGCGCATAACCAGCTGCGACACCTACTGCTAAAAACGCTCCCATAATAAGCGTTAGATATAAATCAAGATTCATTTCTTAGCCCTTTCCATCAAATGACGATCACTCGATAAGGCTGAATGTACAGGCTAGCTCGGACTAATCAAGCGCCTTTTGATAACGAAACGGTAACAATTCTGCATCATCCATGTGATTGTCGATGTCTCGCCTAAGCGGATTATCTAGATCGTCCATACCTGCGACCGTTGTACACAAATGTGCCATCCTTTTCTAGGTGAATGGTGCTCACCTGAACGCCTTTAGCATCCTCTTCAACTATCAAAAAAGCCTGCTGCCAGTTCATTGTGCCCTTAGTGTAATGAGCCTTGCGAATGTCCATTAGGTGACCACCCTCAAAGCCGCGCAGGATACGCCCTAATTTGCCCCCAGAGGCCTCTGTGAAGGCCGATTGGCCTGCTCTGTGAGTGTGTCCACAGATCACGCTTAACCCATGCCTGCGGGCTGCTTCAAGGGCTGTAAGGCCAGGAGTAGGTTTGATTGCCTGTTCATCTCCATGAACTGCCACATATCCTTTAGCAATCGGAAATGGCTTTTTATGGTAAGAAATCCCAAGTTCTTCAAGCTTCATAAACTTTTCAAAGCGAAGTTCTGGCAATGACAAGAATGCTGGGATCTTATTCATGATCACGTTGTAAAGCCTATCAGTATGGTTTGATCTGATCATGTGCGCTTCTTTGACATGCTGAGTCAATTCCCATAAAACATCTACTGCCATGTCTCGATCACTAGCTAAGGTTTGTTCGTACCATCCTGGCTTGTTTTCTGTCCATCGTGAGATCTGGGGTAGGTCGATCTCATCTCCGAGAGTAACAACAGCATCAGGGCGAAACGCCTTAATAAAACTTGAAACATTTTTAACTGCTACTTCGTCGTGATATGGCACTTGTAAGTCTGGTATTACGACGGTTCTTTTCATTAGTCCTCGTCATCATCAGGATAATAACCAGGCAGCCCACTAGGGTTATCATTGATCCGTTTAGGAAGAATCCAATCAGGATAAGAGAATGGGTCCATGAGCAGCGACATACAAATATCAGTCGCAAAGCCAGCCTTACGCAAAGCTTTATAGTATTCGTTTAAACCAATACAGTAAGCCTCTAGTGGAGTGTAACCCTGGTCCTCAAGGGCTTTCGCTTTGCGTGCGGCCATGCTTTATTCTAGCGTTCTAAAAGTATGTTGTAAATCTCATCACAACGCGTGTTGAGTCGCTTGATCTCGCTCAATAAGTGTGTGATCACAAACCCAGCCAATCCACCCATGATCGCAATGGTAGCAATATAAAGTTGAAAGAATTCGGACTGTGTCATTTTCTTCCGAGTTCATCTTTAGGATCTAAATATCGCAAAACTGGTGGGATAATTGAAGCAATACCCGCAGCGATCAAAGCCTTTGGCTCAGTCACACCAGCTGCGTACATTGAAATAATTGCGACTAAAAATGCTCTGCCCCATGAACCTGCTGCGTTTTGTAGATCTTTCATTTTGATCCCCCGATCATAGGTATTTGAAGAAATTCACCATTAAGGTCAGCCGCTTTCGTAAACGAAATATGGCAGTGGTGATTATGTTTGTTAATCCCTGTGTATTTGCGCCATTTCCAACCAAGCTTTGAACTGGCAATTTTGCCGTCAAAGATGATGTAGGAGATGCGCTTTGCTTTATCAGACTTTCCAAAGAGACGTATCTGATCCGCAAGATCTGGCATGAGGTCAGGTTTAGCTTTGCCTGCAAGATCTCGATCGATATCGATGGCACGTACCCAACCGTCAGCATCAGGATTGTGATCTGAAACGCGCGCGCTGTGTCGAGTATCGCCGATCCAACCATCAGAAGTTCGA